TTATTAAACGAGCGATTGGCAGGCGACAAAAAATATCAAAAGTACAAACAAAAAGCCGATAAAGGTGATGCGCAAGCTGCCATTCAAGCCGACACCATTCGTGCCATGATGGTATCCAAAGTCATGCCTGATTTGCAAGCACAAAGTGGTTTAATGGCAGCGATGGACATCGAGCAGATGCAAAAATATCAGCAGTCCACACAAGAAACAGGTAACAACAAAATTGACCGCATCAATCAAGCCCGAATGTTGGACATGGGAGCACAACAAGAACGCGACCAATCTCTTGCCCTTTTGCGACAAGATGCGCTAACCAATCCGCTCAATCAGCTAGAAACCAAATTTGCCGCCCTCACAGCCGAGTTTCCCAACGCTACTGTTGCTTTACAAGCTTTGGCAGCCGCTGCCAGTGCTGCTGCGTTGGCACAAGGAGCAATGGGTTTGTTGGGAAAAGGCGGTGGTTTATTGGGTGGTGCAGCTGGCTCTGCTGGACGTGGTGCATTGTTAGGTACGGTTGGGCGTTTTGGCGTGGTCGGTGCGGCAGCAGCAGTTGGTGGCATAGGTTTAATGGACGCGACCGAGCGCGTCAATCGCAATGATGGCAAAGGTTTTTTTGAGGGGGGATTAAACAGTAAAGCCGCAGGTTATGTGGAATCAACGGGCAGCGGGGCGATTGCAGGAGCTGCGATTGGTTCTATTGTGCCTGTGGTGGGAACGGCGGTAGGTGCGATTGGTGGTGCGGTACTGGGTTTGGTTAGTACGGCTGTGGCAGATTGGTGGAATAGCGACAAACCTGAACAAGTACCTGAACCGCCACGCCCTGCTGCACCAGTAAAGCCTATTGCACCTGTTTCAGCAACAGTTCCATCTGCGCCACAACCGTCTGTACTGCAAACATTAGCAAATAAACCAGTGGCGGCATCTGTTACGCCCACCCCTTTGTTGATGACGGCAAACGCATCCCAAAATCATGCTAAACCCAGTGAACCGCCTGAAAAACTCACGCCTGTGATTACACAACAAACAACGACTTATCAAACAGCCTTATCCGAACAAACCAGCAGTTTTCAGGCTGCCTTACAAGCGGACACGGCAGCGGTGAGCGGTAAATTGGACGCGATTAACGGCACGTTGTCAGGTTTGCAACAAACCATACAACTGAATACGCAATTGAATTTGGACGGGCGTATTATTGCCAATGAAGTATCGCGTCATGCCGTAGCGATGTTTGGACGAGGAGCAGGACAATGAGCGCGTGGCACACGGTTTTACAAGATGCGTCATTCAAAGGCATCGGTTTTGATGTGATGAATTTAGACGAAACAGATGGCAAAGTTTTGGTGGAACACGCCAAGCCATTTACCAATGGTGTGATGTTGGAAGACATGGGAACGCAGGGGCGACAAGTGCAAGTGTCCGCTGTGTTTTGGGGTAAACAATATCACAGTCGTTTAAATAAATTGCTAGAAATTCTGGCTGAAAACGGCGCGGGCGTGTTGGTACACCCCGTTTGGGGGCGTATGCAAAATATGATTGCCGCTAGCTGGCATTTTCGCCATGAAGCTGATTATGTGGATTATGCCACGCTAGACATCACTTTCCGCGAATCGGGCGAACCGCAAAAAATCTTTGTGTTTGAAAACCAATTTTTAATGGAATTGGAACGGCTGATTGCACAAATAGACACGCATCGTGCTGCGTTGGAAGGCTGGATTGATAGCTTGATGATGACGAAACAAGGCGTATCGGCTTTGTTTGGCAGCGCGTTGGGCTTGTGGAGCGCTGCGCGTGGTACGTTTACGACGGTGCGCTTGCTGTTTGACTTGGACAGTTTACGTTTTGGCGAACGTGGCGAATTTCAGGCTGCCTTGTTTGCCCCCAAAATCAAAACATGGCATACCGATTTGGCAACAATGGTCAAAATCGGCATATTACAAACGGCGAATATCAGCGAAACAGGCGAAGTGAACCAGCAAGACAGTCGCACACCGCGCCAACGTTTTGATGCAGCATTACGTCAAATCAATCAGTTATACGATATACCGCGCCAAGTGTATGCAGGTATATCAGGTAATCAGCAAAATGCACAAGCGCGTTTGCAGCGTGTAACGTGGATACAAGTGCAAAGCATCACGCAGATTGTGCGTTTATCCAGCATCAGCGTACTGTTTCAGGTTGCCTATGCCTTGATTGAGCAACATGGCGATGATATGAATGCCCCTGATTTAATGCACATCAATCGTGCCGTGCGGACGTGTGTACAAAATGAAATGGCTGCTTTGCGCGACACCTTGCTGCAAGCGCAAACGCTGCCTGAAAAAGACGGCGGCAGTCATGCTTTGTATGAGCGTACGTACACCTTAATTGAAACCCTACGCACGCTTTCAGGTAGCCTGAATACTTTAATCATTGCTGCCATTAACCAAAAACCGCCTTTAATTGTGCGTCCAGCACCTTTAAGCGGCACATTACAGCAAATCGCGTTTGATTTCTATGGCGATATTGGGCGAGCCGATGAATTGTTGCGCTTAAATCCGCACATCATCCACCCGAATTTTATCCGCAAAGGGGATTTAATCAATGGCTACGTTAAGTAATCTGTATGAAAATACGGTTGCGGTGCGCATTGGCGGCAAAGAACACCGCGACTGGTTAAGTTATGATATTGACAGCGATTTTTTAATTCCTGCGGATGGCTTTGATTTTGAATTAGCCGTGTCATCTGAACAGGGCGAACTGCCCGATTTATCAGGGAAAAGTTGCGAAGTCATCATCAATGACGAAACAATTTTGACAGGGATTATTGGCAATCAAAGACACGACAAAAGCAAAGGCAGTCGCAATTTGCGTTTAACAGGGCGCGATTTGGCGTGTTTGTTGGTAGATTGTTCTGCGCCACAAATCAATGTGAAAGGCATGACAGTATTAGCAGCGGCTCAAAAGCTGGTTGCACCGTGGTCAAAGCACATTAAAAAAGTGGAACTGAAAGCCGAAAAAAATCCCACGTTAGACAAAATTGATATTGAACCCTCTGAAACCGTTTGGCAAGCCTTAACGCATATCGCAAACTCGGTTGGGCTGCACGTTTGGTTTGAGCCTGACGGCACGCTGATTGTCGGTGGTGCAGATTACAGTTCGCCACCTGTGGCGACTTTGTGTTGGAGCAAATCAGATAAGCGGCGCAATGTAGAAAATGTGCTGATTGAGCATGACAGCGATAACCGTTTTTCGGAAGTTACATTCTTGGCGCAATCGCACGGACGCAGTGGCAACAGCGCAAAACATGATTTGAAATGGGTTTATACCGACCCAGCCATGACTTTGCACAAACCGAAAACGGTTGTGGTAGCAGACGCGGACAATTTGCAAAACCTAAAACGCCAAGCGAAAAAGCAATTATCCGACTGGAAATTGGAAGGCTTTACGCTCACGATTACCGTCAGCGACCACAAAACACAAGATGGCAAGCTGTGGGAAGCAGGTCAGAGAGTGCATTATATTGACGAAGAAGAAGGCATTGATGCGATTTTTTTCATTATGGGACGACGGTTTAGTTTGAGTCGCATGGGCGGCACACAAACCGAACTACGCTTGAAAGAAGACGGTGTGTGGACGCCTGATGCGTATCCAACTCAATCCGAACGGGCACGCAAACGGCGTGGACGTAAAAAATCCGCCAATGGCAAAGATAAAATTGAAGGATTAATCAGCAAATGAGTTTAGCTAAATTAGCCAGAAAAACCGCACAAACCGCGCAAGCCGTTTCAGACAGCATTCGGCAAGCCTTTCGCGGCAAGCTCACACTCACGCAATCAGGTGAATCGATTCAGCGCGTGCAGGTACAAGGTTTAGCCGATGAAACACTGCAAGATATTGAACAATTACAACAATTTGGCTTTACCAGCCACGCACCTGCCCATACCGATGTGATTGTAATCCCTTTGGGCGGCGACACTTCGCATGGCATTGTGATTGCGTCTGAACACGGTAGCTTTCGTGTCAAAAATCTGCAATCGGGAGAAGTGGCGGTGTATGACCAATCGGGCAGCAGTATTGTGTTGAAACGCGGAAAATTGATTGAAATCAACTGCGACAATCTTGTTATCAATGCAAGCCAAAAAGTTCAAATCAACAGCCCTTTAACCGAAACCAGCACTGTTTTCACAGCACAGGGGCAAATCAATGGCAATGGCGGTTTGGCGATTTCAGGCGGTAGCGGTGCAGTCATTTCAGGCAGCCTGAACGCCACAGGCGATATTTCAGCAGGTGCAATATCGTTACAAAATCACACGCACACAGAACAAGGTGATGGCGCACCGACCAGCACCGCGCAATAGTTTTTCTATCGTAGGGGCAGATTTCATATCTGCCCTTTTTCTTTTGGGGCGCAAGGTTACATCTGCACCCTATCGCATGGTTTTGCCGAAAATAGCAGCATGGAAAAAGAACTAAACCCCATCACAGGCGACTACACAGGCAACACCATCAGCAATTTGCAAAACGCGATTGTGATACGCCTACGCACCCCACTTGGCACTTGGTGGGCAGACAAAAGTATTGGCTCGCAACTGCATTTGTTGCAGCGCGAAAAAGATTTGGCACGTGTGGCATTGCTGGCGAAACAATATGCCGAAGAAGCCTTGCAGCCGATTGTTGATGATGGTCGGGCTGATGAAATCACGGTTAGCACATCGCAGCCCAAAAACGGTTGGTTGATACTGCACATTCGCGTTCAAACCGCGCAAGGCGGTTTTGATTACGACCACCGTGTGCCGATTAT